AGCGGTTGCTCTTAATTTATATGATAAAATAAAAGGAGGTAAATAGATGCGTCCGTTTATGGAGAGATTAAAGAGCAGGAAATGGCTAACAGCTATAGCTACTATTCTCCTTATTATATGTAATGAGATGGTGGGGCTAAACATTCCAGAGGAAGCATATTGGGCCATTATTTTACCTGCAATAGCATACATTCTGGGGGAAGCTTATACGGATGGAAAAGCTGCAGGGAAAAATAAATAAAAATATTTTAAAAAAGGGTTTACTTTTCTGGCGGTTATGATACAATAGAATTAACAAAACAAAAGCACTCAAGAGGAGGAAGATAAAATGAAGGAAATCAAATGTAAACCACAAGAGGTTAAATTCCCTTATAAAACATTAATTGATTCACACAAAAGGGTCTGGACAATACAGGCCTTTTCACAACAAATAAACTTAGTCCCGGAGCGGAAATTCGAACGCCGTTCCACATATTATAACAACGTTTTAGTAGCCCGGTGTGGCTGCGTAATAAAAACAGCTACAACATTCCCGGAGTTGGTTAACATAGTTACCAATCTCCCAGCCTAAAACAACTAGGGGCTTCGGCCCCTTTAAATTTACTTAGAGGAGGAATTGTAATGGAAAGAGAAAAGAGAACTGAGTTGCTTAATTGCACGAAGAAGCACCTGTTAGAGGTTGCAAAAGACTTGCAAATCGTTGGAAGGCATGACATGAAGAAAGCAGACCTTGTTGAAGCAATCATCGTCAAAGATGCTCAGACCAACACTGAGCAGAACAATGCCAGCTTGAACAGTGTTACAAATGGCATAAGCAGCATACAACTTAGCTTTGAGGAGGCAGTAGAAAAATGTATGAAAGAAAAACGTGAAAGGAACCCCGCGAAGGACAGGTATGAAGACAGTGCCGAGATAGGCATGCTGGTTGCGTTCTATATAGGAGACAGGATGTACAGCGGCAAAATTGTTGAGATTCACGCTGACAAGTTCCGCATAGAGACAAAGCGTGGCATAAGGTACCTCGTGAACAAGAAAGCAGTTGCTTGGTATAAGACAGGACAGCGTTGGCCCCGGGGGATATTTGAGGAGCTGACAAAAGGCAGAGTTACAAATGAAGCAAGATTACAATAAGATAATCGACGAAATGCATGAGTTGAAAGTTAAAAAGGAAAATATAGAAGCCGAATACGATAAACGTCGTGACATCTTAATCAAAGCTTTCGACAACTCTGCAAGCAATAGCATATCGTCAGACAACCACTCTGCTGTATGTAGAAAAACGTTAATTATTACATACGACATTGAGAAGCTCGAGCAAAAGTTGAGCAAAATTCTTAGGAAAGAAGTTATCAGCAAAGAAGTCGTTGTGGTTGACTATGAAGGTTTAACATCTTTGCTCAGAGAAGCAGGTATTAAGCCGAAGCAATTTAAAGATTTAATTGAGGTTCGGAAGACGGTAAATAACGATGCAATTAAACAGCTTTTTGATACTAACCAGCTATCGCTGGAAGACATCGATGGCTGTTACAACGCCCAGATACGCAAGTCAATTACAATATCTTAAAGGCGGCGATTAATATTGCGAAATCGCTCTATAGTCAGGCTGGCAGTCGGGAAACATTTATCAATGTTCTTAAGCATTATGGCCTTTGGGAAGGTGAATCAAAATATAAAATTATTTGCCCTTTCCATGCCGACATAAATGCAAGCCTCTTAATTGATGTAAACGAATGCAGATGGTTCTGTTTTGGTTGTCAAAGGGGCGGAGGGGTTCTAGAGCTCATCCAGATGTTCAACCCTAACCTTCCCCCTATAGAACAATGGCAAAAGTTGTTCCGTTTAACTACGAGCGAACCAGAACCCAATGGCTCAGCCTCATATAAGCCCAAGACAAAGCAGCAGAAACGGAAAGAGCAAAAGAAACTATTAATAAGAGCTGAGGACTATTACTATAACCTTCGCAAAGTAAACTGGCTTGTTGAGGATTCGGTTGAAAAGCAGTATCTAATAGAGCGGGGCTTCAATCCCGGGTCACTCAACAAAGCTGGTGCGAAGGTTACATACAACGATTCGTATCCTATTATATTTCCGATGCGTGATATGGGGCGGTTTAGGGGGTGGGTTTGTAGGACAACCAGTCCTGAGATAGAACGGAAACGGAAATACTTATATAATAAAGGCTTTAGCAGACGAAACACTATTGTTGGTAAATACGATAATTACAGAGTTGTTGTGGTAGAGGGCTATATGGACTACTTAAAGGCTAAGCAGCTTGGCATCAAATATGTATGTGCTATTTTAGGCTGGAAAGCAACACAAGAGCAGATAGAAAAGTTAAAAAAGCAAGGTGTAACAACAATAATCTCGGCACTAGACAACGATGAATGCGGTAAAAAAGGGACTGCTTTCTTAAAACAACATTTTGAGGTAGTCCCTTTTCAATACCCTAGAAGGGTAAAAGACATGGGGGACATGACACCCAAGTTATTAAAAGCAGCAAAAAGAAAGACGATGGGAGGATTTTGATTTGTCAATTCTTAAAAGTATGAAAGAGGATATAGCTAAGTCTGGGGGTAGCAAAGGTAAAATCTTATTTATCAAAGCAGATACAAAGCGCAGGGTTCGCTTTCTTGTTGACTTTGAAAAAGGCCTAGAGCTTGTTTTCCACGATAGCTTCGCCAAGGGCGTCAATTGTGTTTGCGCTAAAGAGTTGGGGGAAAAGAAATGCAAGTTCTGCGACAATGACGATTTAAGAACCCGCAAGAATTATGCATGGCCCGTTTATGACTACGATGCCAACGAAGTTAAAATACTGCTTTATGCGGTTAACAATTGCACCCCTATCCCTGCACTCATAAGCATGTATGAAACTTACGGAACCATTACCGACCGGGATTATGTGCTTGAACGCAAGGGTAAACAGCAGAACACCTCTTATTCTGTCATCCCGATGGACAAGGCAAAATTTAAAAGCAAAGTAAAGACGCCAACCGAGGACGCTATTGTTAAAATGATAGGAAAGGCCTTTTCACCAGATGTAGAAGTTCCTTTGGATGATGATGAAGACGAAACAACTACAAATTATGAAGATATGTCAGCCAGAGAGTTATATAAATTATGTAAAGAGAAAGGACTTGACCCACAGACCAAAAAGTCTAAGGAATATTATATAGAATTACTAGAGGAAATGGATGAAGATGAGGAATTATGGGATGAAGATGATGAATGGTAAAAATAAAGAAATATATAATAAACAATTAAATTTTCAGAAAAAAATAACAAAAAATACTTCATTACCAAAAGATGATATTTATTGGTTCTCATATCATGTACAAGCTCTAATTGAAGAAATGGGAGAAGTCTTGAGAGCTGATAAAAGATGGAAATCTCATAGAAATCAAATTTTTAACTCTGAAGAAAAAATGAAAGAGTTAGCAGATGTTTACATAACAGTACTAAACTTGATAATCTTTTCTGGAATTTCTTATGAACAATTTCAAGATACTGTTTTAGAAAAAATTGAAGAGAATTTATTTAGATTGTCTAAGGAGGATTTATAATGGAAAATTATAAAGTCTATTTAGCAAGCCCTTGGTTTAATAATACCCAAGCTGAAAGAGAAGAGAGAGTAAAAAATAAGTTACGTGAATTAGGATTTAACGTTTGGAGCCCTAAAGAAAATAGCGATTTATCCCCAATTGAGAGTCAAGAACTTAGAGAAAGAACATTTTCAGACAACCTTAGAGAAATGGACAATTGTGATATTATTTTTGTTATAACTGATGAAAAAGATATGGGAACAATCTGGGAGGCTGGATATGTTTATGGAACAAGGAAAATACTTAAAAATCAAGAACCAATAATTATCTACTATTGTGAAACACTAGGAGATGGAATGTTCAATCTAATGTTGGCTCAATCTGGTGATATAGTTATTACTAATTTTAAAGATTTAGATATACTTCCAAGATTAATAAAGACAGGAGAAAAATTAGCTTATGATGGAATTATTGAGTGATATGGAATTATTGAGTGATAAAGAAGTTTTAGAAAACTATGCTTTAAGCAATATGATGAGATATAATCATCGATTACATTTACAGAAAGAAAGTGTAGCTACCCATAGTTTCTTTGTTTCTTTATTTTGCCTAAAAATTATGGCTAAGCTGAATTTGGATAATGAAACCAAGCTAAGAATATTAATTTTATCTATATTGCATGATGTTCCAGAAAATAAGACTTCAGATATTCCTTATGATGTAAAACAAGAATATCCGGAAATAAGAAAAATTTTAGAAAAAATAGAGAAAGAATATTTTTTGGAAAAATGGCCAGAATATGCCAATACGATGTTTTATCCTACTACATTAGAAAAGACTATTTTAGACTTAGCTGATGTTTATAGTGTATATCAATTTTGCTTAAGTGAGATAATTCTTGGAAATAAATCAAAAAAAATCTTTGAGATTAAAGAAGATGCTCTATCAAGAATTAATAGTTTATCAAATAAATTAAGGGGGATAATTAATGAGTAAAATTCAAAAAGGATATAAAGGGATAGAAATAGATTTAATTTCTTATACTAAAAATCCTGCTAAAATTATTTGGGATATGCTAAAACAAACTTGGATAAGTTTACATGATGTAGAATATAATCCAGATTCAGAATTAATTAAAAAATTTATAATTGATTCATCAGAAAGAAGACTAAATCCTACACCGCAAGAAGTAGTAATGATTCAAGTCATATTTAAAAATATTTCTAGAGTAAATCTTGCACAGCTTACTAGACATAGAGGGTGGCTATTTAATAGTGAGTCACAAATGCCACAAAAAGTAAATCATAATGTAATAATTCCCTTAAGTATTGTTAATTCAGAGTATTATGAAAGAGCTTTAAAATTAGTAGATGATGCACAAAAATTATATGATGACATGACAAAAGGAAATGAAAGCAAAGACACTACTAATATTCCTTATCAAGATGCACGATATTTAATTTTACAAGGGCAAACTTCTGATATTTCTGCATCATTAACTTTACCACAATTAATAAATGGTGCTGGAATGAGATTGGACAATAATACACATGATGAGATTAATTACTCTTTTAGATTAGTCATTCATAAACTAAGAACTGAAATCAATAAAGATAAAGACTTAGATGAGTTAGATAAACTAATTTATAATACCCTGTTGGATAATTGTGACTGTGCTGGAGCTAAAAATCAAGTAAGTTTATGTTGTGATGCTTTATTTGGAAATTCTTTTAAGAGATTTCCTGATGCAAATTACCATGTAACAAAAGCTACTGAAGATTGCTTATTTGATTATACAAAATTAGCATGGTATCAAGAGTTAAAAAGAATTTATAATGAAGAACCAGAATTATTGCTTCCATTTGAAAAAGAAATGATAGAAAAGTGGAAATAGCGTATGTGGATAATTTTTGAAGGTTATGATAAAACTGGTAAAACCACTCTCGGATGGGAAATTCTTAAAGCAACTAATTATAAACATGTGATAATTGATAGAGGGCCAATTGGATACATGGTTTATGATAAAGTATCAGGTAGAGAAACCCATGAAGGAAATCAAGAATTTATTAAGCAAGCAAGGAGAGCGATGAGGCCTAATAACAATACAATTGTTGTCTATTGTTATGCAGACAAATATTTAATAAATCAGAGATTAGAAAAACATGGAGAAAAATTATTAAATGATACTTTTCCTTATAAAGGGAAATCTTACTCTTACTTACAAAAGTTATATTTATCAAATATTTTACGATACTATGATAAAAATAGAGTAGTTCTAATTGACACTGAAAAAAATAATATAGAAGAGTGTATTCATTTAATCAAAGAAAAGATAAAGGAGTTCAGTTAAATGAATTGCAAAAACACAAATAAAGAGCAAGGATTTGATAATTTCTCGAAAAGTAATTATAATCTACATTGGAGTTTTTCTAACTTTAATAGAATGTTAATGGCGGCTGGGCAAATTGCTCAGCTTCCTGACAAATCTTTAGTTCTAGAATTAGGAGCAGGAACAAGTGAACTTGAAAAGCTAGTGCATAAAAATTTTAAAAGAAAAGATATAAAATTTTTAAAGGTAGATGGAGATAATTTCTATTATAAAAATGAGTCTATTATGGTTTATGACATTACAAAAGAAACTTTTTGGGATAAAATTTCCTCACTAACTTTTAATGCAATTATCTTTATGGAAGTGATAGAACATTTAGACAAAAACAAAGTACCTTTTATTTTAGATAAAATTTATAAAAAATTAAATCCGGAAGGAATTTTAATCTTATCTACTCCCACTCCACCTTTTGATAAAAAATATGAATCAGAAGTATGGCCTGATGACCATACATATGAATTTTCTTATAATGAAATTTATGAACTTGTAAATAAGAATTTTAAAGTTATTAAAGAAATAGGATGGAGTATAGAGGAAAGAGAATACAATAAGCTTTTAGAAACAGACATAGAATCTTTAAAAATTTATTCAAAGCTAAAAAATATATTTCCAGAAAGTTATATCAGAGCATTAATTGCATGTTTATCTCCGATAGAAATAAATAGGCAAATATTACTTCTATGTAAAAAAAGGAGGAAACCAAATGGTCGATTTACATCGCCATGATGAGTATTCAACTTTTGATGGATTTGGAAAACCTATTGAACTGGCTACTTTAGCTAAAGAATTAGGACATACAGCTTTAGGAATAGCTAATCATGGTAATACAAACAGTTTGGCTAAACATTTTTATGCTTGTAAAGAAGTAGGAATTAAACCAATTATGGGGATAGAAGGATATTTTCTTCCAAAATATAAGCCTCAAGAAAGAGGATTCCATTTGTGTATATTTGCTAAAAACAAACAAGGATATGCAAATATGAATAGACTACAATTTGAAGGGGAAAAACAAAAATACTACAATCCCATCTGGGATTTCAAGTTATTAGAAAAATATAAGAAAGGGATAATATGCACAAGTGCTTGTGTTGCAAGTTATTTAGCACAATGTATAAAAGATAATAATTTAAAACAAGCAGAAAGATTTTTGTTAAAAATGGTAGATATTTTTGAAGATGATTTCTATATCGAAATTCAACCTTATAAAGTCTCTGAAATAAATCTTCAGGAAAAAGTAAACATAGAATCTATCAATCTAGCAAAGAAATTAGATATTAAATGTATTTTGACTTCTGATAGTCATTATGGACATAAAGATGATTTTGATACATATATGAAAATGCATGAAATAGCTAAAAGAAGTGATAGTCTTGATATAGAAGCTACATATAAAGAAAGATATATGCCCACAGAAAAAGAATTAAGAAATAGATTCTATAAAATGCATGAAAAAGATTTCGATAAAAAAGAACTAAAAAAATTAGCTGATGAGATGATAGCTAATTTAGAAGAAATAGAAGAAAAAGTAGATGGGGATACTCTAAATCAATTCAAATTATCTCTGCCAAAATTTGACAAAGACAAAGACTCTTTTACTCTTTTAAAAAATAATGTAAAAAAAGGATTAATAAAGAAAAACAAGTGGACAAAAGAATATAAAGAGAGAGCTAAAGAAGAACTCAAAGTTATTAAGCATCATGGATTTGAAGACTATTTCTTAATAGTTGCAGACTATACTAATTGGGCTAAAAAACAAGGAATTGCAGTAGGACCAGGGAGGGGTTCAGGATGTAATAGTTTAGTAAATTATGTTTTATCTATCACCGACGTAGACCCAATTTTATTTGATTTAGATTTTAATAGATTTTTAAGATATGATAAAAATAAAATGCCTGACATAGACTTAGATTTTGAGACAGAAAGAAGAGATGAAGTAATAGAATATATTCTAAAAAAATATCCAAATAGTGCTGCACAAATTTGTTCTTATGGGTTATACAGAGTTGACAATCTAATCAATGATTTAGCTAAGGTTTGTGGACTAGAAGAAAATAAAGAAGAAATTTCAAAGATAAAATCTTTTATTAATAGTCATATTTCTGAAGGAATTTTGGACATGAATTCTCTCCTTAAGACTGTTGAAGCTAAGTCATGGAATTATCGTTATGACAATATTATAAAACACTTCTCAAAGCTCTATAATAAAGTTAGATTCATTGGAACACATGCTGCTGGAGTTGCAATTACTAAAGGAAATATTTTAGACTATACTTCTATTAGAGTAGACAACAAAACAGGAAAATATTTTACAAGCTATGATTTAACAGATATGGAACAAATTCAAGTAATAAAATTTGATATATTAGGACTTACAACTATGTCAAGTATTAGTGAATTAAGAAAACTCACCGGGGAAGAAAAATTTAATGAGAACTGGGTAAATGATGAAAAAGTCTTAAAGAACTTTGCAGAAGGAAACTGTAGTGGAATATTCCAATTTGATAAACAGTCAGTACAAGAGATGTTAAGAACTATACACGCAGATAGTTTTGAAGATATTGTTGCAGCCTCAGCAATGAATCGCCCAGGACCATTAAGTTTAAGAATGCCAGAAGAATATGCAGCAAACAAAATAGATAAATCTCATATCAATACTTCGCTTCCTTATTCTAAATACTTAGAAAAGACACATGGTTGCGTAATTTATCAAGAACAAGTTTTAGCTATTGCAGTAAATATTGGTGGATTAGAGTGGCCGGAAGCAGATCGAATCTTGAAGATGATTAGAGGCGGAACGGAAAAAGCAATAAGAAATTTTGAAGAAAATTATGAAATCTACATAAAGAAATTCGAAGAAGGTGCTAGAAGATTTGGTATGACTAAAGAACAATCTTTTAATATCTTTGATAACTTTTTTAACTATACTTTTAATAAAGGACACTCAACTGGGTACAGTTTAATTTCTGTAGAAGAAATGTTCTACAAAGTTTATTATCCTGCAGAGTTCTGGTATACTAAAATAAAATATTCCCCGAAGAATGATAGATATAAATATATCAGTAAAGCAGTCAAATCTGGAATAGTTATATTTCTTCCCCATGTAAACTATACCGCTAATGATAGCCTAAGAGTAGTAGATAATGAGAAAGTTATTCAAGAAGGATTAGCTTCTTATAAAGGAATTGGATTAAAGACTTCTAAAATCATCGAGGATGAACGAAAACGTAATGGAATATATAAATCTATAGAAAATTTTAAAGAACGCATGGTGGGCAAAGGAGTAGGCGATAAGACTATTGAATTTTTAATAGAACAAGGAGCATTGGAATTTAATAAAAAAAGATACTTAAATCGTGTAGTAAAATATAACTCAAGTATATATAGTAGAAATTAGGAGGTCTAATTTTGAATAAAAAACAAATAGCCGAAATAATGGCACTATGTAAAGATATTGAAAAGAAACAAGGAGAAGGGTCTATTTATAGTTTAGGGTCTAAATCTGCAAATGCTGGAATACCAAGATGGAGCACATACATAGAAGATTTAGATAATATTTTAAGTGGAGGAATGCCAAAGGGAAGAATTATAGAAATCTTTGGTCCAGAAAGTTCTGGTAAAACTAGCTTAGCTTATTATTTATGTAGCCTCCATGAAATGTGTTTGTTTATTCCTGCAGAAGGAACATTTGACATTGACAGAGCCAAGCTTTTTGGTAATCGACCCAAGCAACTTCTTGTCTATCGTGACTGCAGATATGCTGAAGACATAATGGATAAAGTGATGCAATTTAGCAAAGCAAGAATCCCATTGATTGTTATTGATAGTGTTCCGGGGATGGTTCCTAAGTCACAATATGAACAGGTTGAAAAAGATATTGAAAAGCAACCACAACGTGGCCAACTTGCTGCATTGTTCAGTAGAACACTAAAGAACTTGAATGACATCATTGAAGTATCTGGCACAACTGTAGTTTTCATCAATCAGGTCAGAGACAAAATGGATGCATTGATGTTCGGTGAAAAGACACAAACGCCCGGTGGCCACGCACTCAGGCATTATGCTAGTGTAAGAATTCAAGTTGGTCGCAGAGCTTGGATTGACGTTCCTAACAAGAATCCAGCTAACACAGCTGACAATGAGAAGGTAGGTATAATTACTAAGTGCAAAGTAGTCAAATCAAAAATATGCAATCCGTTTGGGGAATGTGAATTACCTATGTTTTTTAGTAGAGGTTATGTGTCGCATGACGATATAAAGCCTATTCGGTTGGAAATAATGCAACAAAATAAAGAAATTTACAAAAAGTAGTGTACATTCCGAAAGCATAGTATTATAATGTATCTATCAACACTCAAGAGGAGGTGAAATATTGTATCAAAATAAAACAATATGTCTTTTGCTTACAAAGGTAAACTAATGGAAATTTAAGGAGGAATGGAAATGCCACAATTTCACGAAACTATGTACGGTAAAAAGTTCTTTGACGGACAGCTGCCTAAATTAATTCACGCATTAAAAAGCATATCTGGCAGCTTAGAGAACATAAGCGAGCTTCTAGGGGAGCAGGTTGACGAAGCTAAAAGTGAAGTCGATTATGCTACTTATAAAGCCAATCTTATTCAAGAATATCGTGGAAAGTATCCTATGTTGATAGAGGTTCCGGATGAAGATGTATTAACTGTAGTTACATGCCTCAACCTCATATCGGACGCTTACTTCAGAATAGCTACTAATCCAGACAAAGCCTACTATGATTCTATGTTGTTAAAATGCAACAAGTGGATGCTAAGAATACACGATATTATCTATCAGTCCAGAGACTAAAGCAATGTTAATTAAGTGGGGCCTTTCGAGGCCCTATTCTTATTTATATAGGAGGTTCTTATGTCATTAAAGTCAGCCATCATGGACGAACTAAATAAAGGGAAAGGCAGCCAGAACACTGCTGGTAAAAAGGAAAATAAAAATAGGTATAAACCAATATCAAATAATACAAAAGCTCACCAGCAGAGTCTTAGCAGCCTCTTAATCAAAAGTAAGCTTGACAGGCTATTTTATTTAAGGGACGAAAAGGACGAGGAGAGGGCAGGACTACATGCTAGTTCTATCATCACCTCGGACAATGAATTTTGTTATAGAGCTCAAGTCCTATCGCTATTATATAAACAGAATCAGGGTGAACAGCTGCCTATTAATTTATTAAGGATATTTGCTGCAGGAAGCTCAATCCACGAGAAGTGGCAAAGTATGTTTATTAAGGCTGGTATTGCTGTAGATATAGAGGCTAGACATTTCTCCGAAGAGTATGAACTCTATTTTACTCCTGACGCTGTTATAAATCTGGATGGCACAAAATATGTTGTAGAAATAAAATCAATGAATACATTTGCATATCAAAAAGCAAAGTCGCATCCTTCTGGTCAAAAACAGCTGCAACTATATATGCATCTGCTGGGAATACCGCAGGGATTCGTTTTGGCTGAGGACAAAAACAATCAAGACTGGCAGCCTTTTATGTGCGAATATGACCCGGAACAAGTACTGCCATTTTTAGGTAGATTGAATCAAGTGCAGGAAATGAAACAGGCATTTGTCAAGTCGAAAGAAATACCCCCTAGGAAGTGCAGAAACAGTGAAACATCAAGGGCAAAGGGCTGCAACATGCGGGACGCATGCTTTAATATAGGAAAGGGAAGGGTAAGCATATAATATATATTAATATAGCTATATAAGGTTATAAGCATAAGCATAAGCATATCTTATATCTTATATCTTATAAGCTTATTAATAGGAGGTTATATA